TGCCACAGTGCACAACATCTGCGCGCTTTCTAAAATCATTTTGACGACGTGCTTGTCGCAGAGCATCTGCGCTGCCGTGTCTGGATCTTCGTCCAGAATAAATATGTTCATGTGTATCCCCTAACGTATGAAGCTCCTATGAGTATACCTCACAGGAGCCTCAGTGTCAACTGTTTTGTTTTCTATTCTTTTACCGGAGACAGAACGGCATAGGGAATGATCTTCTGATTGGTAAGTGCCCCCGTCTGGCGGGTTTGGCCGCCAACATGAGCCAGACCCCCATTGGGAAGCTGAAGAAGAATGGGAGGTTTATTGATGGAGTCTTCTTCTTTAAACTTATTTACCCACCGCATATAACTTTGTTCTTTAGGGTACTTCTTCCCCCCTGCTCCCACATCAGTTTCAATCCCTTTAAAGAAATTAAACATTTCTTTCTCTACCTCTGGGGGGCTCTTATCATTTTCATACATCTCAATTATATCATAAACTTGTGCATGATTGTGAATATCTTTCATTTCCCCGAGTGATAGTTGTTTGAGTGGCGCTGCAGCTACGGCGTTGGCAAAGGATTCGGGGGACAACAAAAAAGGATATGCTTTTTCTATCACCTCTTCCGACAATCCGGGCCAGCGTTGGCCAATGTGTTCGTCGCCCTCTGCTAAAGCGGTCTTGATTTCTTCGCCCCACTCTTCTTCTGCCTCAGTGGCGCCCCATGGAGACGCACTCATATAGGAAAAGTTATCTTCGCCTTCCGCGAGATACTTCCGCCAATTCTCAAGGATGAGTTTCATCACTTATAAATAGATCTATTCTTTATCTACGTCGTAGAAATCAGCAGCGCTGCCTTCGCGCACATCGAACTTGCGAATGATCTCCTCGTCCATGATCTCGAACACTCGGCTCTTGAACTTCTCGTCTTCGAGTTTGGAAACCCAATGAGCGCTCTGGAATTTCTCTTCAGTACCATCCTTGTAGACCAGAGAGAACCAAGCCCCTGCTTGCTTGACATTATCAGAGCCCTTGACTGCTTCCAGCCAACTCTCTTGATCCTGAATACCAACCTCGTCGGTGCCCCATAGAATCTTGAACGCACAGTTGCGTCCCTGTGTGCCGAAGCGAGACTTCTCAAGCTTGACCTTCACCTCGGAGCCGATGCGGAACCCACTCTCATCCTCGATGAAAGCAGACTTTGCCTTGCGCCCCGTCAGCCAAATACGCAAGGAGTATACATAGTGCATAGCCTTTCCGCCTGGGGTGATGTAGGGGGTGGTCATTGCAACGATGCGTGCGTTGGGTCCCTGTGGGATATTGGTCTTCAGCTGGTTGAGGACCAAGAAGGCCGAGCGCGTGTTGGCAATTGGAATTGTCAACTTGGACATTCCCTTCGAGAGAATGCGCGCTTTCATAGCCATGGTGGATTGAGGATTGAAATCCCCCTCCACATCAGATACAGTAGGAGTCAGAGCCAGCGAATCCCAGATGAACAGGGTTCGTTCTGCGCCGGAGTTGAGTACGCTCTCGACCGTCTCTAGAACGTGTTCCACAGATTGTGCCTGGACGTAGATAAGATCATCTAAATTACATCCGGTGCGTTCTAGGAATCCGGGGTCGATCGCTGACTCTGAATCCATATATACCACTGTCATGCCCATTTTCTGAGCATTGGCGGCACACTGTGCAGCCATAAAAGATTTGCCGGTTGACTCAAGACCAGCAATCTCTGTAAACTTACCAACTGGAATGCCGGCAAGCTGACCGCGACAGACAATAGAATCCAACCACCGTGAGCCGGTGGGGATCCATTCTGTTACTTCGGTAGGATTTGCTTTGTTAAGATTATGCGCTACATCCAAACCCGAAGTTTTATTGATTAAGGTACGCAAGCCATCAATTGAAATCTTGCCTGCTTTTGATTTACTCTTTGCCATTTTGTGATCCTCCCATTACTTCAATTCTAAGTTCATCCATTTCAATGCACACCCTATCTATACACGTTTGCAGATGTGCAATGTCAGCATACAATCGCCACATTATCCACAGGGTGCTGAAACCCATCACAAATACCAAAAATCCTATCATCCCTTAATCTCTCTAGAGCCCTATAGCTCTTGTTCCGTAACGACCAGACAACCTTCGTTAACCAGCCGTTCATAGTGTGTATGATACCCCAATAATGTAACGGTGTCAATCACTATTTTTCTCATCGCCGAGGATTTACCGGTGATAATACGGACGGGCAACTCGTGGTTGTATATAAAACTATGCACCCTTTGTTGCACACGCTCGTACGTCTCACCATGTAAATCCAAAGTCTCCATTTACTTAAGTGTCAGGGTACCGGCGCTGGTCTCAACTGTGAGATCAAACACGCTAAGCGCAGCGTCGACAGACTCTGCACCATTGCGCTCAGCCTGGGCGAACAGGTCACCCGCACGACAACGAACCGTCACGGAGATGTCACAGCGGCCACGCTTGTAGTCATACTGCTGCGTTGAATATTCCAAGTCATATTCGTTATCATAAATGGTTTCGGTCAAAACTCCTTGAATGAAGTCTTCAAAAAACCCATCGCGCTCATACTCCTCCAGTGCACCGTTATCGCGCATCTGAGTAAGGATGTCGCTCCCCTTCTCAGTAGAGCCCCACTGAGAGTATACGGGAATTCCGGATGCGAGCAGACCTGCGAACCATTGAGCCGTGTCAGTTTCGGCGGCCGTTTCCTCAACGTGGCTTTCGTTGATGTGCCACACATCTGCTCCCTCGGTATAACTCACGCTAACCAGCGCATCCTCATCAACATTAAGATTTTGGAGCTTCTCAACAATATTATTACTCATTTTAAATCCCTTCTTGTAGTGTAATAAATTGAGGCATCTGTATCCCCATGCCTCCCTGCGGCTGGCAGAGCCTACCTGGCGTTCTTGGTCTCTTGTACTTCAGTACGAAGTTCTTGAGCAATCGTCTTTACCGCCTGCATTGCCTTGCGGACGCGCGTTCCGGCAGCATTATTGCCACTGGTAAAGAACTTCTCATGATCATCTTGGGTTGCCCGCAGGATCTCCATGAGCTGATCGAGACGATTTGAACCATTAGTATTAGTAGTAGTCATAACTCTTCCTTTCTATGCGAGGCACCTGATAACCCTGTGCCTCCCTGTGGGGGGGATGATTAGAGAGCGCCAAGCTCTGCGAAAGCGGCATCAACAGCGTTGGTTTCGGTGTTGTTGGTCTTACCGTACTTCTCAGTCTCGCTGCTCACAGTCTCCGGGTCATCGACCTGGGAATTAATGAACGTATCGAGAATGGTCTGCACATCAGCCGTCGTCTTACGGTCAAACAATCCAGTAAAATCAGGAATGCTATCAAGAAGCTCCGCACACTTGTCGGGAGTCAAATCCTCGCAAAGTGGTGAAGAACGTCGACGAGGCACAAGCTTCGTCTGAGGGAAGGAAGCGCCCGGGGGCTTTCCATAGGTCATCGTGAGATCGGTACCCGTCTCGGTGTCGGTGATGTCACCGTACTCCGGGTTCAGGACGAGCGTCAGGAGGTTCTCGTAGGCAGTCTTGCCATAACCCCATACACGCACACCCTTCTCTTCCTCGCCGCGAACCATCACGGGACTGAAGAAGCGCTGTCTCACGAAAAGAGACTTTGCGGTCTTCTTACTGTGCTCATCGTTGTTATCAACGCCTTCGCGCCATAGCTGCGAAGCAAACTCACACACGGGACACTCGTCACCGTAGTTGCGCTTGGGGCACATGAAGCCACCCTTCTCGATATTGTAGTGAAACCACATCTCTTTGAAGGGATCACCGTCCGCAGTTGGGACGATGCGAATGTCCTGGTCCCCATCCTCGGGGCGCCAGAAAGTGTCATTTGAGGAGTTTCCGTCTCCACGTAGTGACGAGAGCTTCTCTCTCATCTTGTCTAAATTGATACCCATTTTTTATCTCCTTATAGTTGGGTTAAAGTACGATCAGCCAATATCCTGATCGTCTAGCAAGTCTTTATATGATTGTACCATAGATGAATACTGAATGCAATAACAATATCGTTGTTCATAGGTGGTTTTATATACTCCATAAGACACGTTCATTGTCTCTTCCAGTTTGGACGCAACATAGTTGGTAATTTTCTTGAACAATGTCGTGTCGTCCTTTAATTCTGCCTCATTGATACCATAATAGTATACCACATCACGAACGTTTGTCAAGCCATAAAACCAACTTTCTACCTCTTCATCTATCTCTAAGAGGCCAATCGTTGCGATGCGGCTCAGTTCGGAAGGTGCTATAAAATTGCCGATAACCGGCTCTGAATTCTTAAATACGTTGATCATGTGAA